ACAATGGGCTCAAACTCACCCGTTTGCACGTTGACGCGCCCACCTCGGGCTGAGTCGTACTGCCACTTGCCTTGCTTGCGCTCTTCGTTCGTCTTGGCCGCACTCGCATTTGACGAGCTGGCCGATGCATAGCTGGCCGCTGCCCGCGCTTGCTCTGCCTTCGTCTCTGCGATGCGCTTCTGACCGAACCGCGCGGCCGCGCCCGTTTCCTCGTTCAGAGCGCCGGTCAGGTTGTTGCCCGTGCCGTACTCTTGAAACGAGAAAGGAGCCGAGCCTTTCAGCGCGAATTGCGACTGCGACACCTTCAGCGGGTCCACACGCCCGGCAATGATGTCGTCCCCAATGGCAGACTCGCGCCCGATCAGATCGGCCTCCGCAACGCTCTTGACCGACTTGTCGCCCAAAGTCAAAGCGCGCTGCGTGTTCGCCAGCGTGCGGCTCAGTGCGGGAAGGTTCTTGGCCCATTCGGGTTGTGGCGTGACAGGCCCCATCCCGTCAGCGGCTGGAGCATAGCGGCCGCCGAGTTGCCCGGTCTTGCGGAACTGCTCAACCGCTTGCGTGTCATCCTCGGGGATGGCGTATTGCGTGATCGCGTTGCGCAACAGTGCTTCAGGCGTGCGGGCCTGCTCCTGCTGCTCAAGCATCCGGCGTTCGGCTTCGACCTTGAGCTGCTGGGCAAGCGTCTCACTGGTCTGCGCGTCCATCAGCCCGGCCTTGATGCCGTCGAGCCGGCCTTTCATGCGCGAGTCACCCGAGTTCGCGCCGAAAGCGAACTGGCCGAGAGCAGCGCCGAGTGATTGGCCCAGGCCGCTCATTTGAAAATGCCCCCGTATGCGCCGGGCTTGCTGGCCGCCGAACTCAATCCAGCGCCACCCAAGCCTGCAAGAAGCCCGCCAGCCAGCGAATCGCCATTGACGTTGCCCGCTGCGTTTTGCGCATACCGAGAGTTGCGGCGCGACTTATCGGACAGGCCGGCAAGGTCGCTGCTGAGCTGCCCGCCCATCATTCCCTCTTGCCCGTACATGAGCGAGGTTGCGCCGGTTCGGGCCAGCAGCTTGGCGCGCTTGGCCGCTTCTGCTTGTGCGCCCATGTCTGAGGTCTGCCGGGCTTGCAGGTAGTCGCTGCTCACGTTGCCCGATGCTTGTTCTGGCGTGGTGCGGGCGCTGCTCAGCGCCTCAGCCAGCGACGTTTCGCGGGTCTGCGCAGCCTCTTCGTACCGCTCATCTCGGTTCTCAGCACCGAAGGTTTTTTCCGCGAAGTCGTTCACCGTCTCTTCGCCGGCTTTGTTGATGCGCTGGTTTTCCTCTTCGGCCTGCCGCGCAATCATCAGACGCTGGTTGTTGGCGTCGGATGCCGCCTTGCTCTGCATGTAGGTGCCGCCCGCAGTTGCGGCCAGCGCGGCGATTTCCAGTCCTGTGCACATGGTTTACCCCACTGAGCGGACAGAGCCGCCGTAACTGCCACCACCGGAAGCTCCGCCACCAGTGCGAAATTTCTTGAATTCGTCCTCATAGGCTTGCCGCTGCTGACCCGCCGAAGCCGCGCCCCGGATCGCATCAAAGAAGCCGCCAACGCTTTGATTCCTCGCCTGCGTTTCCGCGTCCCGTGCGTTGTTCTGCATGGCGGCGAATGCCGAGCTGGCCGCGTCCGCCTCACCCATGCCCGAACGAATCGCACTCATGAGGGATACGCGGGTGCCTTCGTCGTTGATCCGGGCTGTGTTCGCAACACCTTGGGCGTTGTTGTCAGCCGTGAGCACGCCGCGATTCCACTGGTCTTCAACCTCGCGCCCGCTGTCGATCTGCCGGCTTCCACCGGTCAGGCCGCGCCGCGCAAGGTCAAAGCCCACGTCGCGTTCAGCGAGCCCTCGGTCTTTGGTCAGGTCGTCCAGTTGGAGCGCCTTGGAGTCGGCTGCAACCTTGCCGTACAGGCTTTCACGGTCGCCAGAGCCAAACGTCTGGTTCAGGCGCGCAATCGCTGCGGCCTGCCGCCTATCTTCAGCCGCTTTGCGCTCTGCTGCGCCACCATCCCCGCCGCTGCTGCTTCCCATAGTTCAACCCTCACAAATCTTTGATGAAAGCGTTCCCGCATCGCCGAAAGCCGAGCGCTTCGTAAAGCCTCGCTGCCTCAAAATTCCCGGTCGATATGCCAAGGCGGCACTGAATGGCCTTGTTCTCTTGGCACCACGCGGCCCACTGATTCACCATGCGCGCCACTTTCAGCCCGCTTCGGTGCGCCGGCTCAATGTAGACCGCGTACTCCACACCCATGCGTTTCGTGGAGAACCATGGCGTGATGACATCGCCCAGCAGCGCCCCATTCACGCGCCCGTCTGTTTCGCTCACTGCGGCGAACCCGTGCGTGATGAGTGGCCCGCAGAAGTGCTCAAACCGCGCAGGGTCAACGTCAAAGCCCCGGTACTCGCTTTCGGCAAGCATGTCGGCGGCCATGCGGATGAGGTCCGGCAGGTCAGAGAGAGTGGCGCGGCGGATCATGGCTACATACTTCCTAATCCGTCGAACAAGTATTGAATAGCGTGCAGCTCGAATTCATCGCTGCTCAGGTTGCGGATCACCGGGGCCAGGTTGGTCGCCAGCAATTCCACGGGAATGAGATAGCCGGGGCGCGTGTCGCCGCTGATGGTCACAGGCGGGTCGGTGATGAGCGCAAGACTTCGGGGGTCGTAGCGGTGCGCGATGGTGCACGAACCGGTCACAACCATGTCCATGCCGAAAATCTGCTTCAGGATGCCAGGCGCTTTGAAGTCAAGGTAAGACAGTTCAATGTCCACCGGGTACTGCACGCCGTTGTCGGTCTTGATGTCGTGCGTGATCTTGTAGACGTTGTTTCCCGATCGGACGTACAGGTCCGAATCCAGCTCGTCCATGTAATCGAGCGGAAACGGGAATTCGTAGACCGACCACGCCGACACCTTGTTGCTGCGGCTGAAGGTGTAGACGGCTGCTTTCGTGCCCGAGTACAGCCAATACTGACCCCCACCACGGTAATACTGCGCCTTCGCAGAAGCCAGGGTGATGATGTTGCCCGCCGTCAGTTCGCGGTCAATCGGACTTCCCACATCCGTGTCGATCAGGTTCGTGGTGTTTTCCTGCGCCGTGATGGTGCGCACACCGGCAGGCGAGTAGAAGAACACATCGCCGGCCATGTTTTGATGAGCAAACGGCAGCGTGGTCCCGATGTCCACGGTCTGCAAAAACTGGTGGAGCGCAGGGTTCACGTCCACTTGCCAGATTTGCGCGCTGTCGGCGAAGAAGCAGACAAGGCGGTTTTGGTAGTTGCCCAGCGCGGTCGCCTTCGTGGCCCCGGACTGCTGGAGGCCAACCGGCAAAAACCCGGCGTCGTTCGCAGCCGTCCAGTCTCGCGGGGCATTGGTTTTGCTGAATCGAACCACATCACCCACCGTGCCGACAGACCAAATCTTGGATGCGATCTTCGTGACCTGCATCGTGTTCGGGCAGTTCGTGTCAACGATGTGCGTTGCGCCGGGGGCAGCACCGTCTAGGTAATGGTGCCGAGTCTCGCCGCTGGTGTACTTCACCGACACGTACACAAAGCCGTTGAAAACGTCCGCATAGCCCACCTCGCTCAAGGCAAGGGCTGCGGTCGTCGGACTCCGCACGTTGTTGGCCTGAAACAGCGCATTGGCGTGCGTGACCGTGCCAGTGCCGCCATAGAAGGTGTTGAGCTTGCCCCGGCCCGAGAACAGGCCGATGGTGCCCGGCTCAAGGGTTGCCACAAATTCAGCGCCAGGGCGCTTCCTGATCGTGTTGCCCTCGGTCACATAGCCGTTTGTAAGCACGCGCAGGCGGTTGGCATCGCTGGTGCTCAGGCCCTTGCGCAGGTCCAAGCCAAAATTGAATTTTTCTAAAGTAATGCTCTTGGTCACGTCACACCCGCTGGCTGTCTTCAGGCAGGGTGTCGTAAGGCGTGCGCTCGGGGCCGCGACGCTCAAACACCGTCTTGCGGTTGCGCGCCTTCTTGCGGGTCAGCAGGGCCTCAAGCTGGCTCGCGTAGGTGTCTGCGTCGGGTTGCCGGTAGTGCCGCTTGGCGTTCACCAGCGCGTGCAAGTAGACGATGCCGCTCGGGAGGGTGCAGCGGTCGTTGTTCGCCGAGAACGGCCCCAACTGCTTCACGTACTCGATGCGAAGCGGGTATTGCGTCTGCGGGACCGGCCACACCTCGATCTGATCGCGCAGCTCGTAGGCGTAGGGGATGCTGCCCTGGTTCGTGCTGCGGTCGCGGTAGTCAATCCCCTCGGTCAACTGGTGGATCTGACCGCCCCACGTCAGGTAGATCGCCTGAATGCGGTCGGGGTTGCAGTCCACGGGGAAGTCGTAGAACTGCTGGGCCGTGCCCGTGGTGCGCTCCTGCACGCCCTTGAGCGTTGCCCAATCGAACTGCTCGTAGAGCTGGCTCTGGCCGTCGCGCAACATGCTGTCGATCAGCGGCGAATTCACGACACCAGCATTCCCGGCCATGCCGAATCCCAGCCGAGTCTGAATGTCGCTGCGAATCTCCAACAGCGTGCGCTCAACGACTGCCATTACTCAGCCTTTGCAGGGCGACCGCGCCGGGGTTTCTCAGCCTGCTCGCCGACTTCAGCCAAGAAGCCGTCGAAGTTGCGGTACACCTCGATCACAGGATCAGGCTTGTCACCGCGTGGCGCGTATTCGGTCAGCAGACGGGCGAATTCCGTCTCTGCGTCCAGCTCGATCACGCCGATGGGCGCGTCAACATCGGTGCGCTCGATGCGAGCAGGACCGTGGATCACTTCGAGCACGGCGATTTCATGGGGATAGACGACTTTTGGCGTCTTCTCCATCTCGGAGCGGCAAACCAAGACAACCTCGGCTTTGGTGGTGAAGTTCATTGCTTTCCTTTGAAAAAAAGCCGGGGCATTTCGGCCCCGGCATCAAACCCATCAAGGGCAACCCAACCAGGAGAACTCAGGCAAGGGCCAACACAGCCTGTTTGTTGCGGCCCGTGATTTCGGTGCCGAACTTGGCCGTCATGGCGTAGAAGTAGACGTACTGATCGACCGGACGACCGGGGTAACGCATCTTCATGAAGTCGTCAGCGTCACGCGACAGGCAGATGTGGCGCATGTCCAGCATGTAGCAGCGCTTGCTGAAGGACGTGGCCGGCGCGGTGCCGAAGCTGGTGTCGAAGGCGGGCTCCCACACGATGGGGATGCCGTCAAACTTCATCTGCTTCGTCGCCATGTCGATGCCGATTTGCGTACCGCCGCCGTAGTTGATGCTCGTCACGTTGGCGGCGAGCACGGCATTGCGCAGGGCGTCAATGAAGTCGGAACCCGCGAAGATGTGGGTCACGCGGCCTTTGGTGCGCATGATGGCGCGCTTGGCCTTCTCCATTGCGTCGGTCAGGGCAGCGATTGTGCTGGCCAGGCCGGTGCGGGCATCGTTGCGCCAGTAGGTGTTCGTCACAGCGGACAGACTGCCGATGGTGCCGGTGGCAGGCGTCAGGCTCACGAATGCGTCAATGCCGGGGACGGCATCAGCAGACTGCGTGCCATCGAGCCACAGGGCGGCGTGCATGAAGTCTTTTGCGCCTTCTTTCAGCGCCTTCATGCGGCTTTCCATGTAGTTCGCCAGGGCCACGACTTCAGCGGGCGTGCTGGTTGACTTGCCCTTGTCGTCGTTAACCTTGATGCCGGCGCGGAACAACTCGTCTTCGTTGAGCGTGAAGCCGTCATGGAAGTTGGTGTAACGAAACTTCACCTGCTCGTCGGGCGAACGGGTGTTGTAGGTCACGCGACCGTTGCCGGACCAGTATTGGCCGTTGTTGCCGTTGTCTTTGAAGAGCTGCGAGACGATGAACTCTTTGCCGCCCACAAGGTCTTTGGGCTTCTTCAGCAGTTCGTCGAGCAGGGGGCGATCCACGTTGATCTGGTCAACGGGTTCGTTTTTGCGGAAGTGGTCAATCGACGCTTTACCGATGCGTTCGATCTCAAGGGAATTTAACGCCATTTTTGGCTCCTAGATAAATGAAAGTGAATCCATCCGGCTAGGCGCACCGAGAAATACAGCCTTCGTGGGTTGCTTGATTTCCCACGTTTTGACAAGCAGTAAAGTAAGAGTAGAGGCCACCACTCTCACCCATGCGATTTTCAAAGCGTGTTGCCGGCGTGGAGCAATCGCTTTGCATTCAAGTAAGCCGCATGCGCCGACTCTCCCGTAGGAAAGTTGCCGATGTAGCGAACGCGGCCATCCACTTGGATCTGCGCCACAAACGGATTTGCCGGGCACTCTTTGCGGATGCGAACGCCTAACAATCCGCTCTTGTTGTTGATGCGCGGGCTCCGCTGGTTTTGAACGTTGGTCTTCACGTTCACATCGCGCAGATTGGCGAAGCGGTTGTCATGGCGAATGCCGTTGAGGTGGTCAATGCAGGCGTCCGGCCATTTGCCGTGCACGTACAGCCACGCGAGCCGCTGTGCTGAGCTTGTTCACGGCCCCAGCAACATCGCCAACCCTGACGCGCCGCGCAACGCGCACCAATCGCGTGAAAATTCCAGTCTCCGGGTCATAGGAGACGGGGCTCTCACGCCAGAATCGCTAGGCCGTTGATTTCGTTGGCTTTTTTTCAGTTTTCACTCCGACAGAAGTCTGGAAGAGTGTGCCCCTGCGTTGTGACACTGAGATCATAGCAACTTGCGAGCAAGTGCAGACTGTGAAAGCTTTTGCCTAAGTCGGCCAAATGCTGCTGAAATCAAGGTTGCTTTGCCTTTGGGTTCGCCGCTGCGTTGGTCTGAATCCTCTGCAACTCAGCACGCAGCCTCCTCATTTGCTCCTCGAGCTTTAAGAGCGATTCACGAGCCTTGCTCTCCTCCTGCGGAGTCTTGGCATTCCTCAACTCGGCGAAGGCGGCGCTGATACTTTGACTGAGGTCCACCATAGCGGCCTGAATCATCGCCATCGAATCAAGTCCAACGGACTGGTTCTGACCATTTGCATTCAAGGCTCTGCTGCGAATGATCCCGATATTCGCACTCACAGATGATTTCCTCATCGGTGTGTAAGACAGACCTCGTTGCGTCTCGATCTTTTTGACTTGACTTTTCACGTCGTCGATGAGGGTCTGCGTTGACTGGTTGCCACTCACTGGTGTGCTGACTAGTTGCTTCTTTTTCATACTGATTTCTCCCTTTCGTGTTGTGGTTATGGTTGTGCCGCCTTTGTTGGGAAGCGGGATGTGCGGTGTCGGTGCTGAAGGCATTAAGGTTCGACCATGCACGGATTCATACATTGGGTATCGACTCGTCCGATACATCTTGACGTTGTAGCAAAAGCGTTCATGAACCAGCGCTTGCAGTTCCTTTTGAGAAGCCGTAAACGCAGATGGGGAAAGGCCCGCTGGAACACGCTGCTGAGCCAGTTCAGTACGTACTGCAGAGAAATCGGAGCCCTCTTCAAACAGAGCACCCCTCAGGCGCAGCGCCTTGGCCGCGCCGGGTAACTTGACCGACAGATAGTCCTTCCCTTGCCGGGTTATGTCGACGCCAAGCACCTCATCCAGAAAGTGGCAGAGTTCGGCACGATTGTTAACTTTGCCAGAGGCCACTACCTCGTGGATCTCTGCCAGAAGCAACTCAGACTGCCGTTTTGTACTTGTCCGACCAGCCTTTCGCTCGTAGTCAGATGGAGATGCTTTACACAGCTGCTTTTTTACTTGTTCGTAGCCAAGTGAGTGATTCACTACTTCAGTGAATGATCTGTAGAGCGCGAGGTTTTTCGGTCCCGGTGGGTGAATGTTTAGACGTCGGCCAGTGGTCAGTTCAACCATAGGGAACACGAAGTGCAACTCTGTATTCCCTTTGTCGCGATGCATAACCCATAAGGCATTGAAACTGTCGCGCTCAATTCCTGGCAGGAAGGTTGCATGAAACGTCTCGATGACTGCGCTGATGTCTGCTCGGGAAGGCTGCTCTTCACGTCGAAAGGCGATGACCCCACTGACGTACTTGTTTACACGGCTGATGTTGTTGATGATGTCGATGGTCGTGGCAGGGTTTCCCTCCAAAATCTCGGGAGCCACTGAGCGCGCCTCGCCTGTATGGGAATGTTGACTCAGCAGATAATTTACCGGCGACTCCCCACGGGATCGGCCTGCATTAAACACCCGCACAATCATTCCGAACCTCCAGCCAACTGCTTGGCGCGAGCAGTGTGTACAAGTTGAGCGGCAAACTCCTGAATCTGCAACAGTACCAAGCGGGTTTCTTCGTCGATTGCGTTTCCAGCATTCAAATGCTTAGCAATCTGGTTAACGTTGTTCCCCAGACGATTGATCTCGTACTGAGCAGCCTGCAATGCCTTACGAATAGGAATGTCATTGACCTGAGAGCGATCTCGTAAACCTGATTCACGCAGGTACTGAGCGCGGCTGTTGTAGCCAGAGGTTCGCGCGTAGCTGTCAATCAGAGCGCATTCGCGCGGACTGACCCTGATCTCTATTCGCTTATTTCTAACGAGTGCATTTGCGTCGTCGCCAGACTGTCCATTGCATTTCTTGAGTATTTCTTCCATTTCGATTCCTCCTGTTGTTGTGACAGTCAGGCGGAAGCGAATTGAGGGGTATGGGGGAACCCCATCAAGTCCTTCCGACGCATCTCGCGTCGGATAGGGTGACCTTGCTTAGATTACCCCTCCCGTGAGAATGTCCGACTGTTAATCCAAGTAAATCAAATGGAATCGAAAAGTCAAGGACCTCATCCCCACATTCAGATTAGCGGAGAAACGTTATGCACGTATAAGGGAGCGAGGTCTAAAGCGGTGACCGTCGCAAGTACATGGACCCAGAACCTAACTACGCCTTATTAGCTAATAGCGCAATATCGAAAGGTGGATTTTTCAGGCCGCGTCATTTTTCCTCACTTCGTTCGTCGAACCCCCTGCTACGCAGATCCGTGCTTTGCTGATTGAAAGCTGACCTGATCGTATGCGTGTAGAGGGAAAATCCAAATGTGAGAAGAATGGGATTAGGACTTGCCAAACACAACAGCCACACTGTTTCGGCAGTTTATCCCCCTCCCGAACTTAATCGGGGGTTGACTTCTGCCGTATGAGGTGCCTCATCATCCGGGGGTGGCAATTCGCAAGTACCACTACTATGTCGGTTCGTGTGCTTGGTCACACTCAGGCGCAGTCCGACCACAAGTCCATTGCTGCCGCTATGCCTGAAATCCCATTCTTGCGGCTTAAACCCTTTCGGGTGACAGTGCGAACCGAGAGCTTCACGTGGTGCTGGGCAAGTCCGTAGAAGTTACACACCTCCGTGAGCGCTGACGCATAACACTGCTATGAATCAGTAAAGCAGATTATTTCCGAATGTCAAGCGCTAGTCTTGCAAGGTCATTTAACCCATGTCCAGCCAAACGACTCAATTAGCTTTCGAGAGCGTAAGAGCTTCCATCCCAACCGAATCGATTCAAGTTGCGTTTCTGCGGTAACAGTTCCAACGTACTTGGTAACCGTTTTGCCTCTTAACTTAAACTGGAGATAGCCATAACGGCGAGTTGGTGTACGTGCATATTGCCGTGCTGCAATTGAAGCCACTACAACGGTTCCATCTTCAAGGCGCAAATGTCTACGCTGTGGTCCCCCAGCTGCCTCATCTTGCTCAGCATGACCTTTCCTCATTGCTAAACCGCTAAATCAAGGGGCAGATCGGAAATATCCTTGAGCCGTTTTCCGTCGACCATGACTGCGAGCAAATCAGCTGCGTCATCCATGCGCAAGTCTTTCAGAGTTTCCTGTAACTCGTACAATGCGAAGTGATAAACACAATCGATATCACCGGTTCCAAGCGCAATAGACGCAAGCCGACTTGGTGTCGGTTCGGCAGTAACGACCATGATATGTGGAAGGCGGCCCTTTCGATTGCGGACGAGATTTAGCGCTTCCGAGCGAGCGTTTTGTGCTCGGTCACTACGAATGGTCCACTTGCACGAGATACTTGCATGTAGCAGTGGCATTCCCCCGTTGCTCTTCCGCAGGCTCGCGAGTGTGGTTACATTTTCATCCACCAAAAAATCTTGAGCGTTGATGACACTGTCATCAACTACATCGCGAACAACGACGATATCCGGAGTTATTGTGTAGTCGCTGCCAAGCGCTGCCGCAAGCTCGGGATCAGCCTTCGCAGCGCGATCTAATGCGACCAGATGAGCGTACTGCTCATATCTTGCGATTTCCAACCTATTTCGGCCTGCTACTTGATGCACATCCCAAACGCCTGGTCGAAGATGGCTGAGTTTTAGAAAAGTATCTCTTACAAACTCCGCACAGATACCCTCAAATTGGTTACCAGAGGTTTGCCCAGCAGAACGTTCGCCAATTGTCTCTGATTTGAGAAGAGTGGCTATTCCCTTCGCGATTGCTTTGCTTGTGGCATTGCTGCTATCCGCGTTACTAACCACGCCTTGACTGTTGGTAGTGAGTATGGACTCAAGCAGCGAGGCGTGGAATACCTTTCTTGACTCAAGGAATTCCGCAGTCATGGTCGTTATGCAACTTTAAAGATACGCTTTACAGCCAGAGCAGAATGGATTTGCCGAGCTACCGCTGCTGCTACAGGAGGAGGGAACGCATTACCGATCTGTCTGTAGGCGGCGGTCTTTCGGCCGAAAAACTCCCAGTTGTCCGGAAAGCCTTGGATTCGTGCGGTCATTCGAGGAGTGAGCCTTGGCATACCAACGAAATCACGAGGCGGGGATTCGTCCCATAGACCCATTCCATCCACACCTATTGCTGCCCACGCACGCTTCGCGCGAGTTGGTCCCAGATCGGGCCCACCGTGCTTCTTTGATCCACCAACCAATGTTGGCGCGATGGTGTTTGCCTGCTCACGCCATCGGTCGGCTCCACGCCAACCATTGGCCTTCATTAAATCGTGGAGAAGCACTCCGACTGTTGGCGGCTCGTTCTTGATGGGTTCTGGCCATGAAAAACCTCCCGCCAAGTCTTTACGTATTCCAACAAATACAACGCGCGGCCTGAGTTGAGAAACTCCAAAGTCTGAAGCGTTTAGAAGTCGCCACCCGGGCGAATACCCAAGTTTGCGAAGCTGCTTTTCTACCTTGTTTCGGTAGTCATCAAAGACCGCGTCAAGCAAGCCCCGAACGTTCTCCAACATTACTGCCTGCGGACGGCATTCATCGACCAAGCGAATAGCCTCGGGAAAGAGATCGCGTTCATCGCTACCGCCAAGCTGCTTCCCTGCTTTTGAAAAGGGGGGGCATGGTACTCCCCCTGCAATCAAGTCAATTCCCGAATACGGCTGCCCACTGAACGTGCGCAAGTCGCCCTCAACAACATTCCAAGTCGGCCTGTTGAGGCGTAGCGTTGAACATGCTGGCGGCTCGATCTCAACTAGCGCGGCATGTTCGAACCCTGCGGACTCAAGGCCAATGGCTTGCCCGCCTGCGCCAGCGCATAGTTCAAGAGAGTGAAAGCTCGCCATGGTTCTACCTGTGTTTGTGTTGATATGAGTTTAGCCGGCACGGCTTCTTCTGATGGCGCACTTGGTCCAATCGTTACACGCTGTTCGGCGTGTGCGGCAGGTGACAGCAGAAGGTTCCTCTTGACTTGCATGACCACTGGATCAAGGTTCCGCGACAAACTATCCGTGCGGCACGTGGGAAGCAGGACTTGTGCAGAGCGTGTGACGTTGGCCAGAGCAACTTTTGTCAGCGTTCGTTTCTTTGCTCGCGTGCCGCGCGGGCCGCGCGCACCTTACGACGGCTAGTCGCGTCACGCATTTCCTTCGCCAGTCGTGCGGCTTGCAGCTCCTTAGGGAAACGCAAGTCATCGAGCTTGAGGTTGGGAAAGTTCAGCTTGTGCGAGACGTTTTCGAAGAGATACCTGATTGCGAACTCCTCGGAGTAGACGGCAGAGTTGATCGTGTCGTGCTCATGACCAACAAACTGGCAGCGGGTTTCCTCATCGACACCGAGCTGCTTAAGTTGGTTGTTGGAGGTAGACCTCAATGAGTGAAACACCTTCTGAGGATGGGTGATCTTCAAACGGTCAAGATACTCACCGAATCGCCGACCAGGCGTCTTACCGTAGTGATTGAAGGCGTCAGGGTCCATGTAGGGGAAGATGGTCCCTCCATAAGGTCTCACCATGTCGAGGTACTCAAGAAACCCGATCTTGATGAGTTGCGGTGGTAAGGGAATCTTGCGCATAGACGCAGGCGTTTTCAGCGTTTGGGCGGCGTCCTCATCGTTGATGTCAAGAGCCCAAATGCCGTCGATCTGCCTTATGTCGGACACCTTGAGCTGACAAAGCTCGGATATCCGCCCTCCTGTGAACAGCCCCATCAGGGGCAGCCAGAAGTCGCATGGCTTCTCCAGTGACAGCAAATTGGCTGGATCAAAAATCAGAGCAAGCTCTGCGTCGGTGAAGAGCTTGTAGCCAGCGCGTTGCTGTGACTTCTTCTGCTCTGCTTTGCTGAACAGCTTGTGTCCACGAGTTGGTAATTCACCTGATGGGATCAATCCCGAAGTCTGAGCGAGGGAGAACAAGCCACCAAGCGCTGACAAGTACTTTTTCTGGATAGTTTGTGCCGATACGCCGTCAGCCAACAGGTCGTCGATGAAGTCGCTGATGTCAGCCCTTGTGATCAGTCGGACTGGATAGGTTTTTGCCTTCTTCTTGGTATGGAGCCAGCGTTCAAACTTGCGCTGCATTTTTCCGTACTCGTAGCTTGTCTTGCTGGAGTTGGCACTACGCTTGCGCTTGTCGTAGCGTGTGATCAGGTCGTCGAGCGTAGCTCCGGCAAGGTTTCGCGTAGCTTCGGAGGCAGTGGTGGCGCGTTCGACAGGCGACGCGTTCCCGCTGGGTTTAGCTTGTGGACTGGTCGCGCTGTTCGCAGGCTCCATCATGGCCAAGGCCATCTCTCGCGCTGCCTTGAGATCAGCAGGATCTCTGGGGTCAGCCGTCAGAGTGACGTTACCAATTTCAATACGCAGTGAACGCAGCTCATCGGAAACGTTCAGGTCATTGGAGATCGGTTCAATGACCTTCGTTGCTGGTCGACGCTTCTTGTGGTCCAGAAGGACCTTGGCAACTGCGTCACCACCGGCGGCAAGAACAAGCAGTTGTTCCTCTGAGGGCCAAGTAGTGATGTCTGCGACATTGAACTGCTTAGGGTCGTACCCTGCACTCATCTTTGCTCCCTTCAACGCTGCGGAAATGTACAGCGCTCTCGCTCGTGCCTCAGATGGGCTTCGAGTTCTCAGAGACCACCGCCGCTCCCTGACGTTGCCGCCCTCGCGGAAGGTGATTCGGAAGTAGAAGACGCCGTGTCTGGAGCGTACAAGGTATGAGGGCAGATTCATTGCGGTTTCCCAGTGAATGGGACACCTCAACGTGACACCTGCGCGTGATGAAAATGAAAAAAGCCGTTGAAAATCAACGGCTTTCGAAGACGCTCTGCCGTTAAACTTGATTTGTCCATGCTGTCGTTCCTGTAAAACGATGATTTGGGAAGTGGCCCGGCGTGCCTGAGAACACGCCGGGTTGCGATTTCACGTAGACATGCCCATCGCTTGAAGCGCGGCTTCGGCGGCACTCTTCGGCACAGCCTGGCTTTGCGCGTGGCCGTTGCCGCGAAGCGGTGAGGGAGTGGTGACGCGGCGCTGCTGGTTCTGCTGCTTCATGGCGCGTGAGAGCGTCGTGTAGAGCAACTTCACTTGCGCGGGCCACTGCTGGGGCGGGAAATCGCGGGCGATCACCTGCATTTCGGCGTGGATGTGCGGCTTGATGGCGGCAAAGTCGGGGTCTGTGGACTGCCATTGCTTCTCAAGCTGCTCCACGCTGCTGATTGCCTCTTGCGTGCTGCGCTGCATCTCGAAAGACTGGCGCTGGCCTTGCTCGGCCTGCTGGCTTTGCTGCTGTTGCGTGGCGCGCAGTTGGCGGGCGCGGGCGATTTCAAGCGCATCCTCATAGCCCATGGTCTCGCCGTTGACGCGCTCCACCAGATCGGGGAATTCGTCCAGGGCCGATGTGCTCGGGGCACGCACGCCGTGCTGCAACTCAATCTGGCGCATCATCCCTTGCAGGGTTTTGAGTGCCTGCTGTGGATCTGATGCGAGGGCATGGCGGAACTTGGCGAACTCCACCAGATCACGGCCCGATGCTTCGTCGGAGAATCCAAGGTCTTGCAGCGCCTTGAAGCTCTCGCGGTGCTCGTTCAGCTCGGCTTCGGCCTGCTCGCGTTGAGCTTTCTCGGTTTTGTAGCCGGTGACGAGCTTCTCGAAGCGGTCACGGGCCTTGTGGGAAATGTTCTCGGGGCGCTGAAGGTCTTCTTCAGTCAGGCCGTTCTCGCCGGGCTTCGGAGCCTCGGCTTTCTTGTCGGCTGGGTTCGCAGCGTCGGCGGGCTTGGCCTCTGGCTCAACAATCTCGCCCTCGGGCGTTTCGGTGATGCCGGATTCACCGGTATCTGCGCCCTCTTCCATGCCGAGCGCCTGCAATGCGGCGTCGGCTACGCTGGTGGCGTCTGAAGTGTCGGGCGTGCTCTCGTCAGGCGTGGTGCCTTCGATAATGTCTTCGTCCATGTGGGTCTGCACCTCTGGTTGGTCAAGTGCATACGATGCTCAAGCACAGACCCGCCACCCATGCGATTTACACCCAGGCCGATCCATTCCACCGCTTCAAAGGCTTGGTCAACCACTCTGTGCCGGTCCAGTATTTGAGCGGCTTCACCACCCACGCCGAGCCGTTCCACGTTTTCAGCGTCCCACCTGTCTGGTCGTACAGCTCGATGATGGTCGTCTCGGCTTCCTCGACCATGTTGACTTCGGGCTGGATCACCCAGATCGCGGCATCGGGACCGTTGTAGGTAAACGATCCGTTGGGGTTCGGGTCCAGCGTTCCGCCTGATGGGGATGGCGGCGTCACTTCGTACCAGGACAGCCAGTCGTCAGGATCGACCGTCAGCGCGAGGTCGTACAGCGCGCCCTTCTGCTGCACGCCCATGATCGGCGCAGTGTCGTCGATGATCGACTGGGCCGTCGCACCGTTGCGAAACATGACGAACGCGCCGGTAGCCTCTACATCCGAATCGTTGCCCGCAGCATCGGTGTGCACCACATAGCCGTAATACGTTTGCAGCGCCGTGTGGCCCGTGGCGTTGAAAGTCTTGACGCCCGTGGATCCGATGGACTGCGAGCCGACGAAGACAGCCGCCGCGCCCGTGTGGTCCTGCCCGTCCTTCACCTGTGCCTTGCTCGGCGGCGTGGCGCTGGTGGTCGTAACCACGCGCTTCGTCCCGTTGGCCTCGTTCGTCGTGGCCGAAATCACTGCGAGCGCGTTGGACTTCACCACAGCACCAACAGAGGTCACGGTTGGCGCGGTCGTGTCCGGCGTGGTCGTGGTGAACGATGCCGAACTGACCCGAGCCGAACGATTCAGCGCCGCGTCGTCGTGGACGTAGTGCGCGTAGTAAGTGGTCGAGGCGGTCAGGCCCGTGAAGCTCACGTTCTGCACGCCCGTGGTCGTCACAGCTTGGGACAGGCCCGCAGCCACCACAGTAGCAGCCGTTTCCGTGGCGTTCGTGCTTGCTAGGCGGTACAGCGTGCCGTTGGCCTCATCGGTGGAGACCGAGCCCGTGGCGGTGGTCGAGCCTGTAGCGGTGCCGGTTGCGCTGGTCAGCGTGGGCGCGGTGGTGTCGCCGCCACCTGATGCATCCTCAACCACATAATTGTCGTAGATGTTGTTTGCGCCAGACCCGGTGTTGCCGAATCCCATGATCGTGCCGGACGGCAGCGAACTGAAAGTGTGGCTTACCGTGTCTCTAACACTCAGATCGGAGTTGAGCACGCGCCCGTAGATCGTCAGGCCGTCCACCTCCATCTCAAGCCAGAAGGTGGTTCCCGGTGCCGTTATGGTTGTCGCTGCTCGCTGCGTTCCGTTGGGGACGGCTTGCGACGATCCCTCGTTGACGCGCAGCGATGTCTGGCTCGATCCAAGAGAAATCAGAATGTGGTTGCCGCTGGTGGAATCTGCGGCGTTTGTGCGAAATGCGTACAGGCACGCGCCGTTGACGTTGCTGTTCGGGTCAACAAGGATGCGTTGCTTTATCCAAGAATTCCCGCCGATGTCGATGACGGCGCGAGCGTTCGCGTTCGCACTGCCATCAACAGCCGTTGTGCCAGCACCTTCAAGCACCGTCCCTGGACTCTGCCAGTTGATGGACAGCGAGCCACCAAGGCCGTTGTTAAGTGTGCGCCCCGTGATGTCGGTGGCTTCTGTTACGCCTGTGAAGTCGTCCGAAATGATGACTGCCATGGCTTACTCCGGGTAGGCCGCAGCCAAGGCCGAGCGGGGATCGGTCGTGAAGGAGATTCCCGCCGCTGCAATGTTGGTGTCGTGCTGCGTTCGCGCAGAAGCAACCACCGTATCGCCGCAAGCCTCATGGAATCGCGCGGCCTCATAAAGCAGCTTTTGGTAGTAGGTGCCATCTTCCAGCGACAGAAGCGGGGAGGCGTCTTTAAGCTGTACCAAGCACTTTCCAATGGAGACGCCAGAGGTGACTGGGATCATGGAGCCGCCAGCGGTCGCTGAAAGCTGCATCGTCTGGCCGCTTGCGCCGACTGCAAAAAATGCTTGCTCGTCAATGGCTTCGGCAAATGGTTTGTTGGCGTCCAGGTTCTCGGTGAACGCGAACTTGTCACCATTGGTGGGGGCGAACGTCCCGAACGGCCCACTGATCGTTGCGCGGTCTGTGCCTGTGTCAAATGCCAGGTCCACGGAGAGGCTGAACAACACGTCTTCGATACTGTCCACAAGCGTGCCATCGCCCTTCCACTGGCTCCAACGGTAAGCAGTCATGCAAACAAGGTCCATCTGCGCGTGAACCGATGAGATGAACTTCGCCAAGTGCTGGCGGAATGTTGCCGCGCCTGCCAGTTGGGTAATTTCGTACTGGTGGCACAGCGACATCGAGAAATACATCTGCATCCACGGGGATTCGTAGAGCGTGTCGTTGCTTTCAGACGATGCCGCGTTCTGGCTTGCCGAATAAAGTCCGGCGTCCTGCCAAGAGGTCGGCATCTGGCTATTCAGGTCGTTGAGTGCCGCATAAGTGGACTCAAGGACATCCTCAAAGTACGGCTTCGATGGGTAGGAGTCCGGCAGGATTGCGAGACCCTGCGCAACGTCGCGCATGGCCCATGCGTTCAGGCGAGCCCCCCCTGCCAAGAAACCTATTCCCGCGCCCTTGTAGGTCGTGCCGGATGGGCCGATCTTGATGTTCCGAGCGCCTGCGTAGCTCCCATTTCTCAGAGTAGTGATGCCCGTGCCCACGTTTCTGGTGTACGTCCCCGGGTCGGTGTACATGATGATCTGAGCGGCGTACTCATCCATCATGTCGGCCATCTCGGGGCGGCCACTGATGAGGTATGCGTAGTAATGCGCACTCGGGCGGTGGCTTGGGTCGCCGTCACCACTCCAGAGACTGGTGGTCACTGATGGAGTTTGGACGCCAGTAAAGAAGCTGTTGCCAAAGCGCCAAGAGGTCTGAATCGTGCCCAAGTCTGTGTAGCTGGCTTCCACGTCCACCACGGGGATGATGTTGCCCGTGGTGCTTCGCCTGACCATCGTTTCAAACCCACCGCACGCCAAAGAGGAAACAATCACGGCGCGGCGATCAACAGCGGCCTGTGTGAACAGGTGCGTCACACACCATTGCGGGATGACCCCGATGAAATTGTTGGGTCCAGTGGCGTTGAGGCTGCGCTGGGCCAGCGACCCCAAGCACCCAGCAACGTAATTGACGCTGGAAACACTGGATGGTGTCACCGACAGGTCGTAAGGCTCCACCAGTCGCGTCTTGACGATGTATTTGGGGTCGTGCTGGACAAGCACGGTGGGGCGCGCCGATGTGGTGCCGCCTCCCTGGATGAAGTTCCACAGGCCGTCTGTATCGCACACGTAGAACGAGCTGTAGTGATTGAGCGCGATGTTTGCGCCGGGCGTCTCGGTCGTGTCGTGCCCGGTCATGGTCAGCAACGTGGTTGCGCCAGACTTCAGGACGCAATTCACAACGATCCGCGTCGGCGTTGGGCTTGCGACATCACCCCAAGGCAAGGCAACCCTTGGCAGGCACTCGATGTGCGAAAGGCCGCCAGCATTGTTTTGTGCAGCAAACGCGTAGAAGTAGCATTCCAGCTGCCCGTGTGCGGTGGCCGATTGCTTGAACGGTGCGCGAATGCGCCAGAGCTTGCCCGCTGGGCCGTCGCCAATGACAACGATGTCGGTGGCGTCGGTAATCGCGGTGTTGAGCGAGGCAGTCCACACACCCGACAGGTTGGTGACGCCAGACAGCTCGGTTTTCAGGTCCGCAGCGGTGAAATCAGACGTGCCACGGCTCGATGCAGCAGGCGCAGAGCCACCGTTTTTGACGTTGATCGTGAGCGTGCCAGAGCCTGCAATGGTCGTTGGGACGCGGATCATGGCGCCGCAGAACTTCATGGACCCATCAGGCCAAGTCGTCACACCCCAAATGGTCGCAGGACAAGGCGTGTTGTCCGTCAATTGAAACTGTGGGTACTGACCGCTCGGCACGTCACCTTGCTTGAACGGCATCCCCAGCATCGGGCTGACGAAGTTCGCCGCCTGCGTGCTGCCGGATGTGTTCACCAGCGAGAGCGTCGTGATGAGCCCGCCCACTGATGGCGTCGGCAACCCCGCGTAAAGCGTCGTGCCTGGCGTGCCGGGGTAGCTGAGAGTTGGCATCAGTTCGTGTCCACCCAAAGCTGTCCGACCGTGGGCGACGATGGAGCAGTGTTCGAGACGGTGATGATCGTGCCGTCTGCACCTTCAAGGCTCGCCAGCCACGCTGCCTCATCCCCAACAAAGCCGTTCGCCACTGCAATTTCGTAAGCAGATGGCCCCGTTGGACCCGTTGGCCCTGCCCCGCCACCCCCGCCACCTCCACCGATGCCGGTCTTGCCGCTGTCAACAGTCACAGCCATATCAAGCTCCCATCACCAGATTGACTGAAGCACCCGTGGCGCTGATCGACACCACGCGGCCTCGAATGCGCTGGTATCGGTCATCGCTGGTGAAACTGTCGCTGGTGCGGGTCGTGCCCAGCGTCAGCGTGATTTCGCCAATCGTGTCCCAGGCTCCAGCCGGGTCCACTTGACCCTGCACCGCAATGACCGCAGCACCAGCGCCGGCAGTGGTCACACCTGACGCCTGATAGGTCTTCATGTGCGGTTCGTTGAGGATGTCCGCGCCTTCGCCTGGTGCGGTGACGTTTTGGAGCAAAGTGGCAAACATGGTGTGTCCTTACATCGGCATGGGTTCAAGGGGTGGGAGCGGTTCAGCCGGGAGCAGCGCTTGAACCGTTTCGTCAACGGCCTGCAAGGCTTGATCGATCGTCATTTGCTGGTCGCTCACCAGAAGCTGCCCGGCGACTTCCAGGCGCTTGACGTTCTCGGCGGAAACTGCGGCGATGCGGGCCTTTTCGACATCGGCATCCGCTGCAATCTCGGCCTTCGTGCGGTCGGAATCGATGGTCGCCTGCGCGGCTGTCTGCGCCTTATCGCGCTCCAGGTTCATCTCATCGACGCGGGACTTCAAAGCCTCGCCGGCCTGCTGCAACTTGGCTTGCAGTTCCTCGATGAGAGCCTTGCCTTGCTCCATCTGCTGCATGACTTCGGGCGGCAGATCGGCCTCTTCGCCGTCCTCCGCAAGCTCGATGCCCAAGAATTGCTTGATGTCCAACTTCTCGTCAAAGCGGTTCAGCGTCTCTTGCAGGATCTTGAGGATGGCGCGAGCCAACTTGGGATTCGTCTGCTCCAGCTCGGCGGACTTCTGCAAAGCCTCCTGCATCATGGGCATGAGCTGAATCCACTGGTCGCGCTCGCGCATCTTGTTCGGGCGTGCCGTCGATCCACTGCGAATCGTGATGCCCAGCAGCTTCAATTGCTCGCGGGCGGTCAGTTCGGGCCACATGGCAGATTGCCCAAGACGCTCCTTCACTTGGTCTGCGGTCAACTCCAGCATGAGCAAGTGAGCCGCGTACTTGGCGATGTCGGTCAGCCACTCTTCAACGGTGTCGATCACCTCGGAGGAACGGGATTGCATACCCTGCGCCATGATTTCCGCCTCGGTGGCGGTCTTGGCCTTGTTAATGGCCCCACGTGAGGCATCCTGAACCCCTGCAACCATCTCCATGTCGCGCATCACGTCCGATACGTCATACATGGCCGGGTTGAATGGGATTTCAGGCATGGACGCAAGCTGATTGCCCAGCGGCAGCGTCGGGTCTGCACTCACGCCCACCACATCCGTCCCAATGCGGCGGTTGTTGATGGCGTTGATTTCTTCGTCGGTGATGCTCGACGACTTGTTCACCAGGCGCACGGGCAGATTCTTCCTGCGGTGCTCGCTGGCGCGTGTGTGGCGGGTGTTGTATTCGTCTTGCAGCTCAATCAGCAGCTCAACCAGCGACAGCGGGTACAGAACACCATCGACGCGGCGCAGTTGCAGGGCAAAGAACGGATACCAGCGGTCTCCGAGCTTCGGCGGCTGATACGGCGGCTGAATCCAGCGGTTTTCACCCTTGCACAGCGTGTAGACGGTGTTGTCGTCCTTGCTCCACACCTCATAGACGATCACGATCTTGTCATCGTCGTCCACGTTGCTTTCGCCCTGCGGCTCTTCCACGCCCTTTGATGGTGGTTTGACCTTGAAGCGGTTCTTGAATGCCGCGCCGGTCATCTTGATCCGGTGGGCAATGGCCGACGACTGCGGCGCTTCATCGATATCCCGAACAGATGCGTCCAGGATGATGATGTCTTCGGTGGGAACGTGGTCAACCACCATGCCTTCGGACAAAACCACCTCGGGCTGCGATGTCAGGGCCTGCTCTTGCTGGCGCAGCGACACCAATTCCGCCTCGTGGTCCGTAGAGTCGTCGGCAACCTCTTCACGCAGCCGCTCGATGCGGGCGATGTTGTCCTGAATGTCGTTGATGTTGTTGCGCACGATGGGCTCTCGGCCCTTCTCGCGCTGATACAGCACCTTCACCCAGCCAGTCGTGCATGTGATGGCCGCACGCACAGCCGATTTGCCCCGGCGCTTCAGGTCGCCATCCTTCACCAGCCACGTATTCAGCGCGGTCTGAACGGTCTTGCCGACAGCGGTCAAGGCCGGGTATTCGGTTTCATCCGGGCGATCCTCGGGCGTCACCGCGATTTCGGGAGCCTTCGCGTAGATGTTGGCCTGAATCGTTTCAACGAACGATCCGATCATGTTCACGCGAACAAGGCCAGACGAACCATCCTCGCCGGGGTTTCCATCGACGTAGGTCCGGGCCTTCTTCCACTTCTTGCGGCGCTCATCTTGCAGCCCATCAAAGTGCTTGATGCGCTCATGCAGCCGCTTGGCGTGCGCCGCCTCCTGCGCGTCAGGCTCGCGCTCAGTGGCGGATTGCAGCATTGCTTAGCTCAGGTCGTTGAAGGCCGTGGCCGCGATGCTGCCGGACGTGAAGGCCGAGCAGTTCAGGCGGACGAAGTTGGACAGCGGCAGAGCGACGAGTTGAACGCCTGCGGTCGTCAAGCTCGGGCCTGCGTTGGTCCAAGTCGTGCCGTCCACGCTGGTTTGCAGCGAAGCAGTGCCGACGAAAGCGCCAGTGGGCGAAGCAACCAGAACGGGGACAGTCTCACCAGCCAGCAGGCCAGCGGATTGCGTGGTGACAGCGGCACTTGCGGCGGCTGAAGTCAAACTGCCAATGGATTGGATGCGCATGTGAATCTCCGCGCCCACCATGGGCGGCGGTGTGAGTCTCAAGCGATCAGGGCTCACCCATGCGATTTTGGGTGGAGATGGTGGCCGGCGTTGATCTCCGGTCGTTCTGTGCGAAACATTCTCCCCTGACGTGCACAGATAGAGGGGACCACAGCGCATCAACCTGCGCATTCACCATCAGATCAGCGGGCCGGGCTTGATTCCGGCTGGCAGCTTAGACCTCTCCCCGAAGCAGACTCCGGACTGCGCCGCGCTTCGTTTTCGCCCCTATCAGATTTCGCTTTCTGAGGGAGTAGCTGCTATTGGCTTCGCGTGTCCTTCCACGCCGCCGCTGATCTCATGATGCACATCGATTTTCCCAAACTTCGCGCTCACTGTCCATGCGATTTCATCGGTAAGGGCTGGCCTGCTTCTCTTCCTTGGAGTTGGCGAGCACCCAGGCGATGGACCCAGGCTGCGGGGCTTCCTTCTTTTCCTTCGGCTGCTCTGCGGCTGCGAGCGAATCCAGCCCAAGCCCGATCAGGCCCATTACGTCTACCTTATCGTCCTTACCCTTGTAGCGGTCGTCGCCCGTAAAGGCGTGGAGTTGGTTGAGCAGCGGCTGAACCCATGCGTACTGTGGCAGCTTCTGAAGCTCCGGGCTCGGGAAGAACACGCACCCCTGACTCATGCGACCCTGAATGCTGCGCGCCCGAGCGGCTTTGTCGTTGATCGGGTTGATCCACCGCATCACCTGCCAGTTACTGTCCTCGCGCATCATCAGCTTCATCAGCGGCTGGACAGCCCGGCGAATCACGCCACCCTCACCAAACCACACCTGCGGCTCGTGCTGCTGCTGTAACTTCAACTGGCTGGCGATCCACTTGTCCGGCGACGTGCGGAACGAGCGCCAATCGAGCACATAGATGTTCTTGTCCTTGTCGGTGCCGACAATTCCGTGCTCCGTCCAGTCTGGGTCGTTGTTGTCCTCTTCCTCGGTCACAGCGTAGTCCGATGCCCCGTAACGCTTCAGATAGCGCGGCACCTCATCGAAATACCGAATCCATTCAGTCCTGAAGAAGTCGCCAGCAGCCGGGCGAACCTTCCAGTTACCCCCAAGCAACCGGGCCTGCTCAACGGGCGGCAGCGCCTTCAGGTTCGCCAGATACGCCGGGTCATTGCGCAACAGGTCTACGTTGTCGTAGATGGTCGCCGCCACGAACGTGACGCTCTTGGGCATCACATCCTGGCCGTACTGGTCTTTCAGGTCGTCGGGCGTGTCGCCCCACACAATCACCCCGTTGACGCGGATGAACCACCGCAAAGCACCCGAGCGCTCCGGGATTGGGAAGCCGGTGTCTTGGTCGATCCACCAAGCGATGAACTTCGCCACCCAGCTATCCGGGTCCGGGTTGCAAGTCGCCCGCACATAACCCGCAACACCCGACTTTGAGCGGTTGCGCGAGAGCATGTAGAAAAACTGTGACTCGCTGAAGTGCGTGATCTCATCGAACATGATGAGCGGCACTTGTGAGCCTTGCCAGTCCTGAACGGTGTGCTCATGCTCAAGGTGCGAGAACTTCACCCGGCCACCCTTGGCGAACTCCCATTCAAGCGTGCTGGATTTAGGCGTGGCTCCAGCGATCACGCTGTACATGGAGACCGATTCGTCCCACAGGCCGCCCGGATTGCGAATCTCAGGCGTGACCCGGCGAAACCCCACGGCGTAGAAGTCTGGATTCCTTGTAACGTGCCGAAGCGGCTCCATCAGGAGCGAGAACGTCTTCCCAGAGCCCGCCGAACCGCCGTAGATGGCGATGTCAGCGGACGTGCTTAGAAATAGCTCCTGCGGCCTGCTGTTCGGCTTAACGACCATTCTGTGGAAGCTGGTACTGAACAACCTGATCCAGCTCAACCGCCTCGCCTTCCTCATCGGCCCGAATGCGGTCCTTGTTGGCCGAAATCAAACCAATGGGAATCTGCGCCGCCTCGTTCGCCATGCGCGTCAGCACGGCAACGCCCTTCAAAGCGTCCTGCGATGCCAATGGGTCGCTGTCGTCGATCTTCTGAAGCTCGCTGTTCGCCAATGCATTCAGGCGCAGGCTGTTCTTTGCCCCGTAACGAGCTGATCCGATCACATCCACGGTCAGCCCACGCAACTCCATGGACATGCTCCACGCGTTGCCCTGGTGCGGCACAGGAAGCGCGGCAAGAGCTGTGTGAGCCTCCGCCAACTTGGCGGCGACCTCGATTACCGCTTTGTTTCCTTTGTTTGGAAACCGTTTGCTTATCTGGCCCGGACTGATCACAAACTCGCGGGCAAGGTCGCGCACACCTTCACCCAACATCAGCCTTCGCTCGATTTCCTCCCACTGCGCCGGGGTCAGCTTAGAAGGCCGTGCCATCAGGCCTCCTCAATCTCAGGCTCAGCCCGAACAGGAATCCAAACCCCCATCACCAGGCATTTCCCGGTGTCGCGCCTCCTGAAGCAGTGAACGAGGTTCTTGCCGTCGATCCGCACCCTGCGGCACTCAAGCGCCCATGCATCACACCGCTGCTGGAGCAGTGCGAGCGCGGTTTTCGTGGGAACGCCGGCCATGGCTGCGATTGCGGCCACGGGTAGCCATGTGGTCATCATGATCGCCTGCACTCTGCCCTCATCTGCCTCTGCCCATGCCTTTTTGATCGGCGGCGGCTGGCGTCCTCGCGTGGCTTTTCGGTTTGGTATGCGCATGTGCACCTCTGTTGTGGGATATGTGAAGGCTTGGCAGTGAGTCATTCGCGGATAGAACCCTCTTGAGTGATGGCACTGGTTCGCATAAAGCAGCGTTTTGACGAAGGGCCGCAATTCATGCAGTGAAAAGGCTCCCAGCCGGCGCTAACCCGGCTCCCAGTGCCATCGCTCAAAAAG